GTCCTGGATGTTGTAGTGTATTTGCGACTTTTGTATTCCTGTTGTTAGAGATTTTACTTGGTGCTCCGATAGGAAATACTTTTGATCCACTTCCGTCTCCAATATATCCGACAATATATATCCGCTCTCTATTTTGGGGTAACCACCAGCGAGTATTAAGTAACTGGAACTCAATGGTATACCCAAGGTTATCAAGAACTCGGTAGATTGTAGCAAATGTTCGTCCATTGTCGTGAGAAAGTAAGCCTTTAACATTTTCGAGTAGAAAACAAGAGATTGGCTTTCCAACGTCTCGGTAATATCGGAGAATCCTTGCGATTTCAAAAAAGAGAGTACCTCTAGTGTCATCGAAGCCTTTTCGTTTTCCAGCCACGCTAAATGCTTGGCACGGAAATCCTCCACAAATGAGGTCAATGTGATCTGGTAAATCTCGTTCTGGTTGAATAGTGGTAATGTCACCTAACTCCTCCGCTTCTTTAAATTTATGTTTATAGACTGCACTTGCATATTTATCAATCTCGCTAAAACCAACCCAATCAAATATGAAACCAGCACGCTGAAAGCCTTTATGAAAGCCACCAATTCCACTAAATAGATCTAGCATTTTCATTTTTTATCCACAGTCCGCTTTGACTTGACCAGTAATATCTTTTTCTGTGCCGTACTTGGTATACTTTGCAGCAAAGAAGACGCTGCCATTTTTACGTATCTTCATACGATCTTTCATATCCTTAATAAACTCTTTATAATCATCGCCTAAAATGATGTCATCTGCCCAATCGCCATTGTGATCATCGTAGTCTATACTGCCAGCGTATTTCACGCAAACTCCGGGAATCGTTCATAGCTATAAAACCATTTGCGATTTTTAGTTTGGTTGTTTTTTCCTGTAGCTAATGCAAGTGAAATCGCATGCGTGTTTTCATACGGTACATAAGCAATAATATCTTTTGGCTCATAATATATAGCTACAACATCAACACGATTCTTGTCTTTATATTTGGTTGTATCTACCTCAACCGCAGTACCACGTCTTAACTTTGTAACCGTTTTAATTTGCACGCGTTTTATCGCAAAAATACTCGTTTCGACAATCATATCAACTTGGGTTACATCCACTTCAGGTAAATAGAAATTATAACCTTGGGATAGTAAGTCACGTCGAATAGCCAGTTCACCCATCTTACCTTTCATCATGCTATGCATTTTGCCACAGGACGTTTAATGGTGTTAACTGATCCATCTCTAATGTATAATTTGGACCATATCCCGTATCTTTAATATTGTGCTGCTGGATTAGATCCTGTGCTGTAGCACCACCTTGAATTGTGTAGTGTGGCATGTCCGCAGTGACCATTATATATATATCTGCGTCTGTTACTTTCTTTTTAAGCTTTGCCTGTAGCCAACCGGGGTTTCTGGTAGTAGTCTTTACATCTACTTTCTTCCCCGCAATCATTAGATCGTAACCACTATAATGTGGCCCAATAGTAAGATCTGGATAGCGATTAAAATACTTTGCTACTGCAATCTCCCCAGCCATACCGTTTACATCTGGATCAAGATACTTTTTCTGAGTATTCAGACCATTTTTGTGGTTCTGCATCATTCGTTCTGTTCCGCTCAGTAGTGCTAGATTCATTTCTAATTTGTTCAGTGTTATCTTCATTGGTATGTGTTTCCTTGTGGAGTGCTGTGGCTAAAACCATATAATTGCAAACATCTTGCGCCCTTGAATAAAAGCTTTCATCGCTAAACTGCTTATCTGTTTTCGCATCATTACAGATCGCATCAACGTGTTTTAATACATAGACCATTAGTGCTTGCATGGGTGTGGTTCCCAATCGACTTGCAACATTTTTAAAGTTAGCCAAGCGGTCAATTGAACTAATCGTATACTCGATACTTTTAGCATCACTTAACTTCATAGCCGATTCAAAAAACTCTTTTCTGTGTTCGTTAAATTCTTTAGTCTTCATCTAAATCACCCATATCTATAGCATCCCAATCTATCATTTCATTTAAAGCTTTTATTTGCACGTTAAGACCTTGTATGACCGCATCCATCTCAACAACCGCATTTTCAATTGTGTTATATTGCTTTACTCGCTCCTGAACAACTTTATTTTTATATGCCGCCCAGTCAAATTCTTCATTTAACATCTTAACTATTTTTTTATTTAAACTCATTCAGGTTTCTCCCTATCACAATGTTCTAAGCATTTTGGACATATATCATAATCGTCATATAATTCAATACCGCAACAATTACTTACTTCCATTATTTGCTCCTTTTTTAGCGACAATGCTTAACACCTCATCGCATACTTCCATTGCAATGTCTATTCTAATATTTTCATCCGCTAGGTCTGTATTTTTGTTCTGAGAATGCTTCTTTAGTACCTTGTCGACGCATCCGCTTACAACTTCAACTAAAATTGCACGTCTATTCATTTGTTCTCCTTTAAAGTTTGCGGGGTCACGGCTGTTACCACCAAAGCCGACCGACCATTTTTTTTAACATTTCTGACCCCGCTATTCACTGCGACTTCGTCGGCAATACTAGCTGGAGATTCCTTCTTAGCGCCAACCAGAAAGATGTTATTATTTGTCATGCTATCTCCAGCATAATTTTTGTTTATTTGGAAACACATTTTTTCAATATTCTCTTGAACGTGGATTCACTTAATATATATACCCAATGGCCACGATCTTGCCTTGTAGCCACTAAGTCACAATTACCGAACTTGAGGTAAGCTGGTAACTTTTTACGACGTTTTACTTGCACAGTCATATCCCAATCATCAATCATCGCAACAATATCTACATCGCTAAAATAAGGTTTACCATTTGGATCACGCATGCTGCGGCCATCACTTCCCCATGACCGCATTGCCTGTATATCGAGGTTCTCAAATAAGCTAAGAACCTCGACTTCTCCCATGTAGCCTTTTTTTGCTACATTAATCAAAACGGTAATTCCTCATCTTCTGATTTAGAACCACTAAGAAATACAACGCCATCTTCTACAAACAGATTTTCTGGTTTGTAATTTGGCTCCATTTCTTTCCATGCATCCTTTGCAGCTTTTGGTAACGCTTTTTTAGGACATGGTGAAACGTGATACTTTGTGTCCATGCCCTCACCATTACGACGTACAATGACATCATAATCAGATAAAGAACCCCAGTCTTCAGCATCATCTAAAAATGCTAATTCACGTATTACAGTCATCTGTGCCATTTCTAAAAACTTGACACTGTCATCCATCCAAACTGGTACAAACCAAAAATGCTTTGCATCAGCTCCAGCTGGAAGATCACTCTTAGCTTTATAGCGTGTTGGTTGCTTGTCTTCCCACACGATCCAGCCAGTAGTAATATCTCCAATGAAACGAAATCTGTTTTCGCCCGGCTCTAATTTCGCATAGAGATCTCCGCTGCCAGATTCTGGAACATTATAGTTACTTGGTAATAATCCCATATTTAACTTCTCCTGTTGTCTTCTGTGTTATTGTGGTGATAATGCAGAGAACGAGAGGCTCAGAGATTCTGGGCCTTTCGTGCTTTTAATATCATACCCACGTCGTTCAATTTGACTCACGATTTGAGCCAAAACCTTTAATGAAATATTTTCCGCTTTAATACCTATATCTGCTTTTTTACCAAAACGCATCTCCGGTTTATAATCTTCAGTTTGTATTTTCGCAGCTCGCAGCATCCCTTTGAGATCCGCTGCAAATGCAACACGCTCAGTACGATCTTTTATATTAATTTGTAAATACACTAGGCGATACCCATAACAGTATGGTTAGGATAGACATACATGCGGAGCGCTATGTAGCACCACCTAGTCATTTAAGATTAATTATGATTGTTTCGGTCAAATCAATACTATTTTTATTTATAAGTGTACGGTTTCCGTATTGTTTTAAAATAAGACTTTTGTTCGCCTTATTACTTTTTTTTAGCTGCACAGCATATTTTAATCCGCGAACAGATACGCCAAGATATTCTGCTGCTTGCTGCACGGTTAGCCAGCCAGCTTTATTCGTTGCTATTTCGGTGGCCATATAATGTTTTCCTTGTCTAATTGAAACACTTTAGCAATGTTGTTTTTATGCCTTGTTAAGAAAGTTCTTTTGCCATGCAACAGACGTGATAACATACTAGGTGAAACCCCAGACAAGGCCGCTAATTTGCGTAAACTTAATTGATACTCGTTCATCAACTGATAAATTGTCCGTGTGTTATTTGTAGTCTTAGTGTCTTGCATTGTGAAGTATATTAGTATGCTAATAATCTTTTTAAAAGGGAAAAAGTTGTAGATATGCATATTTATTACTATATTGTGCACGTCAAACATAGGGATAGACATGACATTGTATAACAGTAAAGCAAAATTAGTCGTTGCAATGATTCAAGATCGAATGCAACAAAACGATTATAATATAAGCGACATATCAAGAAAGACGGGTGTAACGCGAAGCCAAATACATAACTGGCTGAACGGGTCTGCTACGAACATAAGAGAGTCAAGTTTAAATAAAGTAGCCGAAAGCTTAAACTACACATTACATACCACTAACCAAGGTATTACACTACAAACCAAAAACAATAAACAAGAAGACAACGAGGAAAATATGCTACTTGAATTACAAACACAAATTGCGGAACTACAAAAAGATAAAATTCGTTATTTAGAAGAAAAAATTATAGCGCTAGAACAAAATAAAAATAAAAAAACTAAAAATATACCATT